AAAGACCTGTCATTGAGAATTGCGCTTTTGTAACTTCAGCAGTAACATGAGCCGCTTCACCAACTGAAGCACCCATATTTCTTACGAAGTCCATACCAACCCCAACAGTATTATCAAATGCCTCTTTTATACCTTCTACTGCTTTTGTAGCAGCCATAAAGCCAAGAGCCATAACACCACCTACTTTAAAAGCATCAACATACTCTTTACTGATACCAAGAGCCTCCTGCATTGAGTCTTTTAATTCTTCTTGTAAGTCTTTTAATTTTTCAGTAGTTTCTTTTCGTTTTTTCTCGATTTTAAGATACTCTTCAGCCGTATCCAACATCTTGAGCATATCTTTATCAATTTGTCTATTGAATTTAGCTACCTTTTCAAGAACTTTTTCCTTTTCTTCTTCGATTGCCAATAGTTTTTCATCAAGACCTTTAGCCGCAGCAGTAGAATCCACCAACTCTTTTTGGAGTTTAGTCAACTGACCAGTTTTAGTTATTCTGTCTTGTAGAAGCGATGACAAGTTTCTTTGTAATGCTTCTTCAGCCTTAAACTGATTTATTCTATCCTGATTGGATTTATCTGCCATTTAATTCTTTCAAATTACCATTTTACAGGTTTTAAATTATGTTTCTTTATAAAGCTATCATAATCCTTTTCGAGTGCAGCTGCTTTCTTTTCCAACTCTTTATATTCAGCACTATCTTTTACATCACCATTCTTACCGGTAATTTTAGCTATAAGATTTCCAATAAATCCTTCACTAACACCTCGTGATGTTAGCATTTCTTTTAATTCTGATACTTTAATTTTGGCCATTAGTTACCTCGTGTTATATCCTATAAATATAGAAATACCCAACATTTCCGTTGGGTATTATCTTTTTCGAGAAGCGGATTTTATTTTAGCAGACTCTTTATCATGAGCCTTCTTTTCTTCTTGTTTGAATTCTATAATTTTATTGATGTAAAACTTACGAGCCCAAACCGGCATATTATAAACATCACTAAAATTAAACCCACCATTTCCATGGTATATTAATTCAAAAATATGTGTATGTAAATGTTTTCTATATTCAAGATTTAGGCCAAAAAAAGCTAGTATCCATAGGGAGTACCATCTCTCTCCTTCCCCCGGTCTCTTCAGAAACAAATTCATACATCAAGTCGACATCAGGAACAACTTCATTAATATACGCTCTGAAAGCCTTTGAATCTACCGCAAATAATTCGTTGTCTACGAAATGATTAATAACTTTTTGTTCAGTCTCACCATCAACTGAAAGAATCATGTTTTTTAGACGAGTTGTTAATTCTCGTGATGTATCATCTTTCAACTTACGATTAGCTCTAGCCAATTCTTCAATTTGATGTTTAACTTTACGTTCTTTTGATTCGGTCATAGCCATAAATGTAATTTTACGACCTGAACGTGGTAACGTGAACTCGAACTCGTTCTTATGAAGTTCTACTTGAGCTGAACCATCATATTCTTTGTTTTCGAATTGTGTTAAATCAATAACGTCTTTTTGTTTTTTACCACTAAAGGGGTCTTCGATTTCAACCTCATAATCTTTACCATATCCTAAAACTCGAGCAGCAACCATGATTGCGTTTTTATCACCAGTAACCAAGTCAACGTATTTGATTGGTTGACCCTCACCATTTGATACGATTAAAGATTGAAACAATCGGTCAAGAACAGACCCATCTTTAATATAAGATTGGGTTGTTAAAATGTCCTCTTCCTTTGCGGTCATGTATTTCATTTCAACTTTACCACTCGATAATGGGTTGTCTTTGGAATACAATAAACCCCTCGATGGGAGTTCAATAATTTCGGTTGGAAACTTGTAATCACGAACTTGATTAACTTCGTATTGTTGTTTCGCCTGTTGAATCATGTCCTCATTGGACATTTTGTAGTCATCTTGTAAATCTACCATAACTTATTTCTTTTTATTTATACTTCTATTGAATAATTTCCAGCAGTTCCGTTTAATTTAGATTGTCTAACTGTCAATCCTTCGGGAAGTTCAATCTCAACGGTAACGCCTTCTAAATATGATTTTGCAAAACCATCAGTAGGTAATTCCCATTCAGGGGTAGCTATATCAATTGTGAAAAAGTCATCATTCAAATCAACGAACTGACCTACACCATTGATGAATTCAATCACATTAGTATCGATGTGTCTAACAATGTTTACTGTTTGCATATTAGTTTCTCCTTTTAATTCTTATATAAATATGTAACTCAAAACTTTTTAAAACAAAAAACCCTCACCGAAGCGAGGGTTTTCTCATTTTGCAGTCCTAAATTAGTATTGTAAGATAGCGTAATCGTAAGTCAATGTTAATTCAACAGTTGCCAAGTCTTCACCAGCATAATCCATGTCAGAGAATTTTGCACTCTGAATAAAAGCACCTTTCAATGTCCATTCTTCAACTTTATCACCAACGGGCCCTAACGAGTTAAATGTAATATCTTTTTTGTAGAAATCAGCGTAACCATCACGACCAGTTACAGATTCGTGGTGTAAACGAACCCACTCCATAACGGCTTGAGCAGCAGATGGAACTACAGGGTCATAAAGAGTAACTGACAAATCTTGCCACTCTGAACGACCTTTGATATATCTACGAGTGTTGATATGGTCAATTGTAATTTTACCATTCTGAATTTCAGGTCTGGCGGCTGTTTTCACCAAGTACGCAGGGATTCCCTCGATGTACATGATGAACCTATTTGACATTTTAGGTTCAAAGTTGGTGAACATTATTTCATTTGGGTCTAACAAATTTGCCATTTATATTTCTCCTAATTCTTTCTAATAAATAGTGTTATCTTAAAATTATGCCCCTGGGAAAGTAGCGCCAGTAGGAAGAATGTTGAAATCAAGAACGATGAATTCAGCAGTCTTTGTAGGTTGTAAGTAAATTTCACCTACCATAATGTTTCTATCGATAACATCTGGTGTGTTATTGGTATCATCCATCACCACTTTGAAAGCGTAAAGACCATTTCTTTGTTGGATTGATTCCAAGTATGGATTTACGATTGACAAGAAGCGGTTTCTTGTAGCAGCGGTATTTTGTTCGAATACCAAGTATCTTGTAGAAGAAGCGATATACTTCTTAACAGCGATTAACAATCTACGAACGTTGATTCTATCAAGAGCAGATGGTTTAGCTTGTAAGGTCTTTTGGCCAAATACAGTAGCACCTTGACCAGGGAATGTAGCGATTGGGTTAATACGACCTTCGTACAATGAATCCCTTTCATCGTGAGTCAATCGAGTTTTAACTTCAATAACATTAGTCAAACCACCACGATTCAAACCGGCAGGAGCGTACCATTCAGCACCAACTGAATCATTGAAAGCAATTACGCCAGGAAGAACAACACTTGGTGGAACCCAGACTGGCTTGTTTTTGTCAGTATCAAGGATTTTAACCCAAGGGTGGTAAGTAGCAACATAGTTAGAATCAAATGAAGTCAATGTGTTTACAGCAGTAGAGATTGAATCTCCATAAGCAGCAGTATCCATCACATAGAAACAATCTTGTCTATCTTCACACATATCTTTAGCGTATGTAGTAACTGACGAGTGTAGTCTATGTAACAAACCTGGAATTACAACCATATTGATATCGAACTCATCAGGATTAGAAATTGTATTGATAGCTTTTCTCAAAGCGGTAGTACCTGCAGCAGTAGCAGATGAACAATCCAAACCTTGAGTGTTACCAGCAACAATATTAGTTCCTGTGTAAATTACTCGGTTTGGCTCCCAACCATCAAAACCACCTTGGAACGGCACCATGAACTTCTTGTAGTCAATGTTACTTGTAGACAATGATACAGTTGTAGAACCTGACTGACAAGTAGCCAAATCAAATGCAGTACCAACAGTTTCGGTATTAGCATCAGGAGTTGGGTTCAAGAAGTTTAAGTTGTCAGTTGTAGCGAAGTCGTATGAATATCCAAAGAATACTTTAGAATTGTAAACACCATCCAAAGATTGTGTAGTTACATAAGTAGGACTTGGTAAAGTATAAGAACTATGAAGTGGTGAAGTTACAGCAGCGAATCCAAAAGGAACTAATGTAGAATCAACAGCACCATTTTTAACGTCATCAGCAACTTCTACACGGATGTGAGCGGAATTGTTTGGATAATCACCATTGAATACTAATTTACCTGTAGACTCTACAGTAGTATATCTATCACCAATAACTCGTGCAATGTAGTTTGGAGAATTTGGGTCAAGATTTACGTTTGTAAATTCTTCAACAATATTAGGTCTTGCGTCAGTATCTTGAACACCTTGACCAAAGATAGAGTATGGAATTTTAGCAGTATCAACTCTACGAACTTGTACAGTGAATGTTCCAAATTCTGAACCAGGAACTTCTGAAGCAGGTTTAATGTCACGGATACCAACTTTGAACTCATAGTTTGTAGCATTACCATGTGATAATGTATAGAACTTAAATAAGTTAGTAGCAACACCACCAACTTTTTGAGATACGATATAAGGAGTAGATGCTTCGGAGTAAGCTTTAGTGTAATCAGTATCATATTGTACAACCGAAACTGAAACTGCTTCGCCTGTAGCAAACGATTGTGATTGGAATGTTGAGAAGTTCAAATAAGTGTAAGCCACTTTAGATGACTTTGCAGCAAATCCGTAAACTTTTGTAAAATAATCATCAGATGTTGGATTCATAGAAGCTGAAGTATTGGTTGCACTAACCAAGCTACCAGTCAATGTCAATACAAATGACGAAGCGCTACCTGTACTAACACTTGCAACATCAAAATCACCACCATTTGTAGTTGTAGTTGGGTGTAATACAGCACCAACCTTTTGACCGGCTGATGATGAAATTACCAAAGCGATTGGCTTTGCAGTGTAACCATCAGAGCCCAATACTCTTACGATAGTAGCATTTGACGCATCTTCTAAATAAGATTGTGCGGTGTAAGGTAGGTATGAATCTTCAGTCAAACCTCCAAACTTTTGTTGGAATTCATTGAAAGACTCAACCTTCGTTGGAACGAAAGCGGGGCCCTTTATAGTTTGTCCGATTAGAGCGCCACCGATTTCGCCAATACCTTGTGGTAAGAACGAAAGGTCTTTTTCTCTTGTGAATACACCAGGACTTACAATTCTTTCAGCCATTATTTTTCTCCTAATATTCTATTTTTGGTTTTCCTTAATAATAAATACACCAAAAATTAGGGAAACGAGATAGTTATTTTTTAGGAACAAAGGTATTTGTACTGATATCGTACTCACCTTCCCCATATTTTTCTTTTAATTGTTTAGAAATCATTTCTTGATTAGCCATCATTTGTTTATATTCTCCAAATAATGTAGCCTTTTGTGACTTCAAACTTTCGAATATTTCTTCCAATTGATGGATTTCCAATTCTATCTCACCCAATCTTGTTGTAGTGAACAAAACTTCTTCTTGAAGAGACTTAATTCGGTCTGCCTCTTCTTGTGTAAATTGAATAACTGTTTTTTCTTCCATAATATTGTTAGTTTACTATATAAATATCTAAATTTTATACATCACCATCTAATTTACGACTTTCACCCCAAGAAATCTTTCCAACTGAAAATCTACGTTTAGTGTTTGGAGCAGTACCTTTATACTCGGGTACAATATATGCCTTTGCGGTTAATCCGATTGTAGCTTTTGAAATTCGGTCTTGACTCATTTCAGCAATTGTTTCAAATGAATAAGAATCGCCTTTTATTACAAATTTGTATCTCTCACCAAACGATTGTCCTTGAAAGTATATAATTTGCTCTACAATCTTATTAACTTGTTCCATGTAATCACACCAAACGACAACCTCATATTCCAAATTGACATAATCGGGTCTTGCAACGGCAACATATTCTTTTACAGGTTGTTGCCCAGTCAGTATTGAAAATTGGTCATATCGATTTGCTGATGTGTATTTACGTTCAAACATTTGTTCAGCATCTTCAGAGTTTGCAACTTTTAATTTTGATAATTCCGTGTTTATTGATAGATTATTTCGTTTGAACGAAATTACCGGTGTCAAAATCATACCATTATCGTCTCTCATAAACCCATCACGTTGTGCACTTGCCCATTTTTCAGGAGATGCATACATAACAGGCACCGGTATATATCTACCACTATCTTCTACAAGTGGTCTAACATCCAACTCTAAAAAAGATTTGAACGCAGAGTCAATATCGTAAATACCAACCGAAACATTTTTTAAATCATCGTTATCTCTACGAGTTTGATTAGCCTTATTTAATTTTGGGTCTAAACTTGTAGAAGATTGAGTTTGATTTAGATTCGGTTTATTTGGGTCTGATGTTCTAAACTTTGTTGCCATTATAATCCCATTGGTATAGTATTAGAATTAGAATTTGAATTCCCAAATCGAGTATCAACCAAATTCAATGTAGTTTGTCTTGTAACGTGTGCATCACATACAATAGAGAATGAATAACCTTGAGTAACACCACCATCCCAATGGTCGGGATTCTTTCCAGCAAAGAATTGGGTTTCATTAATAGAATCTACTTGAAAATACTCACCCATCCAATCTATAATGTCTCCAACTTCTGGGTAAATATCTTTATCATCTTTAAGAGTATCTTTTAGGAATCTAAAGGTAGCAGTTCTTGAATATGACTGACCAAAGTCATCCGAAATTTGGTCGATAGTATTATATTCAATTAGACATGGAATTTTGACAGGATTGTAATAAACTTTATCTTTACCCTCACCATACAAATTGATATTGCTGTCAGAAATTACAAGCTTATAGTAATAGACTTCAGTATCAATTATATCATTGATAAGCTCTTTGTTTACGGTTCTAAACAAACTCATGTCTCTTTGACCAGCGAATAATGCCATTTGTTATCCTATATAAATTGCTCTTGGAATTCTATTCAAAGTGGATTCAAGGAATTCAGCTTCATTAGCTTTAGCTTCCATCATAGCTCTTCTTGAAGTAGCTTCAAGTGTTTCTTTTAGTTCAGTTAACAAGTTTTCTTTTTCGGTAGAAGCTTCACCTCGTAAATCAGCACCATCCAAGGTTACATCAGCACCAGGAATTGGAATAGCGGAGAATTTAGCTCTAACAGCACCTAACATTTCTTTAGCAAGAGCCAATGTGTATTTTGTAATCCATTGTCTTCCGGCTGAATTGATGTCATTATATGATAATCTCAAAAATGGAGCATTTGATAAATCACTAACAACGTTAGAGGCTCCAATTGGATTGTTTTGTTCGGTATCCAACGTATATTCAAAATAAACTTTGGTTCCAGTATCACCATCGGTTGGGATTGGGAATATTTTTATTCTATTGTTTATCAGTTGGAATGAGTATTGAGATTTACGAATTTGGTCATTGAATTCGATTGCTTGTAAACGAAGCAAATCATCATACATTGGTTGCATCATAAAAGAAACACCAGGAGAGTAGTTACCCCAACCAAACGTATTCATCATTTGTTGTGAACCAAGACCCGTACCCACAAATGGGTCAAAGTATCTTGAAATAGCAGGTGGTGCTTGGTGGAATACTTTACGAATTGTAATACCATTTGAAATAGAACCACTTTCAATAGCCAATGTAGAATCGGTCATTAAATTGTAGTTTTGTTTTCCTGATGTAAGTTCGAATGACCCACTAAAGTGAGTTATTGAACCACCAGACCCAGCTTCAGTACCATAATCTCTAGCAATATTTACTAAAGTTTTAAGATTGGTATTTAGTTGTTTGTTTCTTAAATCGGATGATGTGTTTGAACCTTGTAATGACAATAAATTTTCACGAGTTCTATACAAATTTACTTGAGATGAATATTCGTTTGTAGCTTCTTCAAAACAAGCAAAAAAGTTTATATCTTGTAATTCAATGTCAACGATTGGAT